CGCGCTCGACGCGGCGGCGGTGGAGTTCGTGTCAGCCATTGCCGGCGAGCGCGACGAGACGCGGGTGCATTACCTCCTGTCCGAGGCCGCGCACAACTGGGCCACCGAGCTTGGCGAGAAGGCAGCGGCCGCCACGCCGATGCTGCCCGAGGTGGGCGACCGTTTCCGCCGTGGCGTCAAGCCGCGCGACTTGATCACCGTGTCGCAATGGGCCGAGCGCCACCGCGAACTGCGCTCGGGCACCAACGCGCCCGGGCCGTGGCACAACGCGCTAACGCCTTACCTGGTCGAGATCATGGACGCGCTTTCGGAGCATTCCAGCGTGCGCCAGGTGACATTCATGAAGTCTTCCGGTGTCGGCGGCACCGAGGCCATGTTCAACTGGATCGGCTACCTGATGCACCACCTCGGCAACAAGGACCTGCTGTGCGTGATGCCGACGCTCGAGCTGCGCGACCGCTCATTCAATCCGCGACTGGCCAAGATGATCGACGAATCGCCGGCGCTGGCCGGGCTGGTCAGCACAGCCAAGCGCGCCCGCGCCAACCGCGGAGACCTGCTCGAATACGGCGCCCGCTCGCGCATCATCAAGGCCGGCGCCAACTCGCCGGATTCGCTGCGCTCCGATCACCTGCCATACGTCATCTGCGACGAGGTCGATGCCTTCCCGTGGGACGTCGGAGGAGAAGGCGACCCGATGACGCTGATCGAGAACCGCCAGCGCACCTACACCCGCGCGAAAACCTACCTGGTCAGCACGCCGACCAAGGAAGGCGCCAGCCGCATCACCCAGCAATACGCGCGGAGCGACATGCGCCGGTATCATGTGCCGTGCCCGCATTGCGGCGAATACCAGCCGCTCGAGTTCGGCGGAAAGGATGCGCCCTACGGCCTCAAGTTCCGCCGAGCGCCAAAAGAAGAAGGGCAGGAAGGCCCGGAGCAGGTCGCCGCCGCCTGGTACGTCTGCCGCGAATGCGCCGCCATCATCGAGGAAAACAGCAAAACCGAAATGCTGGCCCGCGGCCGATGGATTGCCGCCCGACCGCACATCCGCCACCACCGCGGCTATCACATCAACGCGCTGTATGCGCCGGTCGGCCTCGGCTTGTCGTGGGTCAAGGTTGCACAGAAGTGGATCGACGCCCAGGGCGACTCGTCCGAGCTGAAAGCCTTCTTCAACACCTACCTCGGCGAAGTGTTCAAGGAAGAGGGAGACAGCATCGAGAACGTGAGCCTGATTTCGCGGCTGGAAATCTACCCGGAACCGCTGCCGGTATGCCTGCGCACCGGCGGCGTCGACGTGCAGAAAGACCGCCTCGAACTGACCGTGGTCGACTGGGGAAAAGGCGAGGAAGGCTGGGTGCGCGACCACGTCATCCTGCCCGGCGACACCGCGCAGCCGCAGGTCTGGGAAGACCTAGCCGAAACGCTGGCCGACGTCGAGGTCAAGGTGTGCGCCATCGATTCCGGCTACAACGCCAGCCAGGTCTATGCCTTCGTCGCCCGCCGGCGCTGGTGCTTCGCCACCAAGGGCGTCTTCGGAATGGGCCGCCCGCTGGTCGAGGACGAGAAGAAGCGCCGCCAGCGCCTGCGCGTCAAGCGCAAACGCGGCGTTCCGGTCGAGCCGATTGGCGTCGACGGCGGCAAGGGAATGCTCTACGCGCGCTTGAAGCAGATGGAACCCGGCCCAGGCTACCTGCACTTCCCGCAGGAACCCGCCTTTGACGACGAATACTTCGCCCAGCTGGCCGCCGAAAAGCTGGTCACACGCTTCAAGGGCCACAGGCCGATACAGGAATGGGTGCAGACCCGCGCCCGCAACGAGGCGCTCGACTGCCTTATCCTGGCGCTGGTCGCGCTGCGCCTCTCCGGCGCCACGCTCAAGGATGCAACTGTCGCGGTCGACGCCGAAAAAGACCAGAAAGCAGAACCCTCAACCCCGCTCCCGCCGCCAACCCGAGGCAATGACCTTCTAGAAAGGATTCGCTCCCGTGCCAGAAGATGACTTAATCGCTTCCATACTCGACACCGTTGCAACGCACGTGCCGATCAGCAAACCGAAGCGCGACATGATAGACGCCGACCTGCGCCTGAACTGGGGCGGCGCAGAGATCTACATCCCCAAGCATTCTCCGACCCGCCGCCAGGCCATCCGCGACGCCACCGGCACCTATGCCGAAATCGCCGCGGCATTCAATGTCAGTTTGACGACCGTCTGGCGTGTGCGGAAGGGGCGGTGAACGACCAAGTTGTGCGGCCTGCCGGCGAAGCGTCCAGCGCCGAAGGCGCGACCTCGACCGTGGTGTTAGGGGCCGAGCGCCCCCGAAAGGAATGAAATGCACAAGGTCAATACGACGGCAGCGATGCTGTTGCTCTCGCTCACAGCCTGTACGCCTGCGCCCATCAGCGATGCTCAACTGAAGCTGATTGTTGAGCAGTGCGCCGCGAAAGGCTACGCAACGAGAATTTTCAACAGCGGGCTTGCGAGTCGCGCCGAGTGCGCGGAGACGAAACACGAAGGCCACTAACTAGAAGTAGACGGCACAAACGCCGCCTATTCTATTTAACGCTGCAAAACCGCCGCATATCCTGTTCACAAAATCGACCGCCAAACCGCCAGAAATGGGAGGTGAATTTCATTTTTCCGTAGTTTTGCAATGATGCCAAAGCGCATGCTGATGGTGGGCATTACCGGAAAGCAACGGCCACATGGCATACACAACCACGCACCTGGCGGCGATCGAGGCCGCCATCGCCACCGGCGAACTGACGGTCACGGTCGACGGCCGCAGCGTCACCTATCGCTCGGTCAGCGACCTCCTAAAGGCCAAACGCGACATCGAGGCAGGGCTGATTGCGTCTGGCACAACGGAGCGGCCCGTTTCGCAAAGCTACGTGCAGCGGGTGAGGACGTGAACGCGCTTGACCGCCTGATCGGCGTCTTCGCCCCATCGGTTGCACTGCGCCGCGTCGGCGCCCGTGCCGCGCTCCAGCGCGCCGCGTCGCGCGACGGCTTCGTCCGTGCCTATGAAGGTGCGAAGACCGGACGCCGTACCGGCGGCTGGATCACCGGCAGCACCTCGGCCGATGCCGAAGTCGGCGGCAGCGCCGTCAAGCTGCGCGACCGCGCCCGCGCCCTATGCCGTGACAATCCCTATGCAAGCCGCGCGCGCGACGTGTTCGTGGCCAACGTCGTCGGCACCGGAATCACCGTCAAAGCCGAAGACGCGCGCCATGCCTGGGCACGCTGGGTAAATGAATGCGACGCCGACGGGCTGCTTGACTTCTACGGCCTGCAGGCGCTGGTCATGCGATGCCTGTTCGAGTCCGGCGAATGCCTGATCCGCTACCGCGAGCGGCGCCCGGAAGATGGCCTGATTGTCCCGCTGCAGTTGCAGGTTCTCGAGCCGGATTACCTGGATTCCGGAAAAACCGGACCGCTCAAAGGTGGCGGCTGGATGGTCTCCGGCGTCGAATACGACGCCATCGGCCGCCGCACCGCCTATTGGCTGTTCAACCAGCACCCCGGAGATACCGTCAATCGCGGCGTCGGCCTGGAATCGAAGCGAGTCCCGGCCGAGCAGGTACTGCACATCTTCGAGCGCCAGCGACCCGGGCAGACGCGCGGCGTCCCGCGCATGGCCTCGATCCTGCTCAAGATGCGTGACCTCGATGATTACGAAGAGGCCGAACTGGTCCGCAAGGGAATCGAATCCTGCTTCTCCGCCATCGTCACCACCGAAGACCCGGCGGTCGGCCTCACGGAAGGCACGACGGACGCCGCCGGAAATCGCATCGAAAGCCTCGGCGCCGGCCTCATCCAGTACCTCAAGCCCGGCCAGGACGTGCGCTTTGGAGCCCCTGCCAGCAGCGGAGATTACGGTAACTACACGAAGACGCAGCTTCGCGCCATTGCCTCCGGCATCGGTATCACCTATGAGCAGATGACCGGCGACCTTACCGAAGTCAACTACTCCAGCATCCGCGCCGGGCTCGTCGAGTTCTACAAAACGGTCGACATGCTGCAATGGCACGTCCTGGTGCCGATGATGCTCCAGCCGATCTGGTCGCGCTGGGCCGACACCGCCTTCGCCGTCAAGGCCGTGGCCAAGCGCCCGCCTGCCCGCCCGACGTGGACGCCGCCGCGCCGGCAATGGGTCGATCCAGCCAAGGAAGTCAACGCGGCCCGCGACGAAATCTCCGCCAACCTGACCAGCGTTTCGGAGACCATCCGCGCCCGCGGCAACGACCCGGACCGGGTTTTCGAGGAAATCGCCGCCGAGCGCAAACTGATGGCCGCCCTGGGAATCACAAGCGACCTGCTGCCGCCAGCGCCCGCGCCGGCCGCGCCGCCTGATCCAGCCAGCAGGGAACTGACCCTCGCCCTGGTGCGATCGCTGGCGCAGGAACCGAAGTCCGGAGATACCGTCATCCACAACCACCCGCCCGCCGTCACCATCGGCGCCACCGAAGTGCGCGCAGAGATCGCCGTGCCGCCGGCAACCGTGGTCAACGAAATCCACGAGCGCGAGCAGCCTGCCCCCGTCGTCCAGGTAGTCAACGAGATCTCCGAGCGCGAGCAGCCGGCCCCTGTGGTCAACGTCGCTGCGCCTGTGGTCAACGTCGCCGCGCCGAACGTGGCGATTACCAACGATGTGCAGCCCGCCGAGGTGACTGTCGCGCTGCCGGCGCGCAAGACGGAAACCACGATCGCCCGCGACAAGGCCGGGAATATCGTCAAGGCAACGCAGATCGAGGAAGACGCATGAACGAAGTTCGCCGCCTCCGCATCAAGTGTGAAATCGAGCAGCTCGCCGCCGCGCGCGAGCGCATCGCCAAGATTCGCGACGATGAAGAGCGCGTCGTCAAAGGGCTGTCTCCGCACGGCGACGGGGCTGCGGAAGTAGTCGACGCCCTGTCCGAGGTCGGCGCCGTTCTGCTGGCCGCCATCGGAAAACTGGACAAGGCGCGCAAATGAACCGGATCACGCTCAAGCAGTTGCTGGAGATCATGCCCTCCGCCAACGCGGCGCAGGCGGCACAGTTTTTGTCACACATAAACGCCGCGATGGAAGAATTCGCGATCAACACGCCGGCGCGGCAAGCGGCCTTCCTGGCGC